AGGCACAAAAACATTTGATGTTGCAGGTGTTGAACCTGTTGCATTTGTTGCTGTTACTACACAAGTTATATTTGTTCCTGCGTCTGCGTTTACTAAAGTATAAGTGTTTGCGTTTGTTCCTATGTTAGTTGCTCCACGTTTCCATTGGTAAGAATAGCTTGTTGGTGTACCTGTCCAAGTTCCGTCCGTAGTAGTAAGTACATCACCAACATAATAGTTTCCTGTTACATTAGGTGCAACCGTATTAACAGGCGCGGTGGCTGAAGCTCCAATAATATCTGTACGTCCTGCTGAACTTACTGCGTAAACAGAACCCCAACCAATAGCGTTAGTTGCTCCTTTTCCCCAACCAATTGTGTTGTTTGCTGCTCCGTCACCCCAACCGTTACTATTTGCCATTTTCTATTTTTTTTAAATAAGTCTTTAATTTTACAATGTTGACTTCTTTTGGTTTGTATGTTTTTAAATGTACCATCCTGTGTAATTATTGTTTGTGTCAGGAAACATATCACTATTTGAATTCGTGTTGTATTCTGGAAACAAATTATTATTATTACTTATGTAGTCAATAAAACGTTGTGTGTAGTGTTGTGCTATTTGTGTTTCCTTTTCAATTAAAAAGTCTATTTCGTTTTTTTCTACGCTCGTTGAATTTTCTGAATTGTGTTTGTAAACTCCTTTATTACTAATCGTGTAAGCTGCAAACGGTAAATAATACTTCATCGCTAAATGAATAAGCATCGGCTTTAAATAAGTCGTTGTAAGCGTTAAATAATTACCGCTTAATGTATTTGCTATTATGTCCGCTTTTATCTTGTTTAAAAGCTTCGTACCCGTGAAATTTTGCAAGTCTGTATCTTGTGCGATTTTAATATATTGTATAAAATTGTCCGTGTCAACGTTTCCGTTTAACGAAGTGAATTTAACTATGTCTTGTCTTGTTATTAAAAGTGCTTCTGCCATTAATTCTCTTTTTTATTTTTAGGTAAAAACCCTTTGTTAGGCATATCAATTGGACGTTGTGCAACTAAACTTGGATTAGTAATTACATAACCAAATTTAGCAGCTTTTGCTTGTGCTAATTTTTTAGTGTTTGCGGTTATGTTTAATCCTGTTCCTTCAAATACTGCATAAACTTGTTTATTCCAACGATGGTGACAATTTCCACCGCCTTTATACAACCAAATAGAATAGTAGTCTGTTCCTTTAGGACCCCAACCTGCGTTAACAATTTGTGTACTCATATTTAAAATGTCTTCTTTACGGTAAATCTTGTTTGCTGAAACCATTTGTGTACAAAATTCACGTGGATTGTCCGTTACTTCGCCTTCGTATTTATAACGAACAACAAACTTTACTCCGTCAATTACTTTGTCTTGTCTACTTGTTATGTTTGGTCTTGCGTCACCTGTAGAAACCAAGTTAACAACCTTACTTAATAAACTTTGTTTTGGCTCTTTACTTAACAACTCGTTTTCTTCGTCGTCTGTGTCGTAGTCAACTTCTTTTTCATCTATAAGCAACCAATTGTCTTGTGGTTCTTCGCCTAAATCAATTAACGGGTTTGTATGTGCGCTTAATTCCGTTCCTGTTTCTTCTGCAACTTGTTCTGCGTTTTGCGTGTTTTCCAAGTCCGTAAATTCTAATGGTTGTAAAGTCTTAAAAAATAACTTTAAAGCAACCCCGTTAAACGCTAAAATGCTATCAAAAGCATCTAATATTTCTTCTTGGAATGGTCGTATAACCATATTATCAAAAAGTATACTTGAATTTTTAAGTTCTTCAGCGTTACTTGAAAAACCATTTGTTGAAGCAACTCCAAATAATAACGGACTTGTTATGTTGTGTCCTAACATTATTTTGCGTAAACATTCTTCGCTTAAATACGTGTAGTGTTCTGGAGCATCGTTTAACGGTATGTCTTCAACTGTTGTTTTGCTTTCAGCGTTGTTGTTAAACGCTACAATAACTTTTTGTCCCCTGCTTCCTGTTAACTTGTCAAGTACTTTATTAGATATGATTTGTTGTTGTTCGTCTGTTGGAACACCGTTGTTAAAATTTACAACTTTTGTACCGCTAAATCCGTTTTGAACTTCATTAATTAAATAGTCTGCAATTTCTTCTTCTAAAAGTGTATAAGGAACTGCGCCTTGATAGTCAGGATATGCGTAATATTTCATTCCAACCGAATAAGGTTTAGAAAATAATATTTCTATTTTTTCTTTGCTATACCCAAAAGCGTTAAATCTAATTGGCGCGAATTTTTTAGTATCGTTCCAATTGTCTGAATAGTAGTAACCTGTTATTTGTCCGTCTTTGTCGCATTTTTCAGCTCGTAAAAGATTAACAGGAATATGATAAGCTTTTAATATTTTGTCGTGCTTGTCGTTGTAGTGTACTTGTATAGCAAATTGTCCAAACATTTTTCTATCAAGAACCATTTTACGTACGTCTTCTTTGTGAAATAAAGACATCATTTGTGCGTACTCGTTTGGCTTTTTATTAGCGTCAAGTGCTGAAAGTCCTTTTCCGTAAATTAATCGCGCTACGTTGTTTATAATAGCGTTATTCGTTGTTGAATTGCTATAACGTTCAATTAAGAATTGAAAATATTGGTCGCCGTCTTCAGTTAAAAAGTCTACCCAATTTTCTCGGTTTGTTTCCAAAACTACAGGTGACGTATAAGCCGACAAATTAAGTACGTGTAAGTTATTCATAAACTATAAAATCATTTGTTGTTGAATTAGAAACGTATTGGTTATTGTTAACCGAAAATGTAACTAAAGGTTGTGCGGTGCAAAATATTCTATCCTTGTAAATTATTTCGTTACTTGAATTTTTCAATTCTAAAGTATAAAAATGTCCTTCTATTAAACTAAAAGTATGTTGTATTGAATTTGTATAGTCATCGTACCCAACTCCGTGTGCGTTTGTTGAAACAGAAGTGTTTGTTTGTTCGTCTGTTATAATCATTGTTGCAGGTTGTTGGTTAACTGCGCCCCCTATAACTCGCGGAACGTAACTAAATAATTGTGGACTTCCTGAAGGTGTTAATACTATCATATTAGTATAATTAAATATTCGTGTTTTTGTTCTTTTTTTAAGACAAAAAAAAAGCCGAACTTACGAACGGCTTTAAAAATAATTTTTTTAAGTATTAAGAAGCAACTAATGTTCCGCCTGTAAATACTTTTGCTGCACCTATTAAATCAGTATCAGAATAACTACCTGAAACGTTTAAATGATTTGCAGGAATTGCTTCTTGTCCTACAAGTGTCAAAGTATAACCGTTTAAATCACCCATTGCAGTACCGTTTGAAATTAAACCTGTAGTTACATCCATTCCGTGTTCTAAACCTGCAATAAAGAAATTGTTAGCGTTAGTCTTAATTACTACGTGTGGACGACCCCAAGCAAGTAATTTCATTTGTTTTGTAGTTTGTGCATCTAAACCTTTTATTGTAAAAGTTAAAGTTTGTTCTGCAAAAGTTGTTCCGTTTTCTCTTGAACTTGTAATTGTTTGCTCAAAAGAATTTGTGCCTTTTAAGTCGTACTTATACAAACTCATAGTTCCGGCAATAGTCGTTATTCTATCTGAATTATCAGTATCAACAGTTCCGTAAGTAATTGCACCTAAATCTCCGTATTTAATAAAGTAAATAGACTTAATACCGCCTACAAACTCTTTGCAAACTTCAGCTCTACCGTGTGTTAATAAACAAGCCATTTTGTTTTGTTTTTAATTGTGAATAAAATAAAGCGCAGTTGCCTACGCTTTTTATTTAATGTTATACTCCGTAAAGAACTACGTCTGAACCGATACCATATTGAACCGCTCCATTGTAACGCATAATTACACGAACATTTTGTGAACCGTCTATATCAGCCATATCAATTACTTTAACAAGTGAATTGTCATTTAAAAGTCCGCAACCAAAATAAAGGTTGTCAACTGTTGTTGCAACCATATTGTTTGCACCAAGTCCGTTAGCCATAAAAATTGGAATACCGTCGTAAGATAAACTTCCGTTTGTGTACCATTGTGTTCCTTGTGTGTTTGTTCCGTTTGCTCCTAAACCTGAAGCACCAAAACCACCCAAAGCACGAACGTACAATTTAGCAATTTTTTGAGATACATAAATTCTTAAATTTTCGTTTCCGTAAAGTGCTGCTGGAATAGCGTCTACTACTTTTCCTATTTCAGCTATAACAGTTGTTGCATCTAAAGTTGTTGTTAAACCTGCAACGTCGATAACGTCTGAGTCTGCTAAAAACAAAGTTTTAAAACCTGCAAACTCTCCTGCTGTTGCGTTTGTTCCGTTCCAAATTGTAGTTTCAATTTTAGCTGCAACTTTAGCTGCTACGTGTGCAATTAAAAAGTCTGAAAAAGATTTTGGCAACGTTTTAAACGATGAATAACCCATTTCAGCTGACTGCCAAGATTGTGCCAAGTCTGACTTGCAAATTTGTAAATTTACTTGAAACTCTTCTGTTGTTAATACTCTTTCGGTAAGTGTAATAGTTGATGTTGGTGTAAAGTCACAAGTTGCGTTTGCAACGATGTCACCTGTTGCAACTTTTTGCATAACTTGTTTGTAAGCAACGTTTGGAAGTATAGTTACTCCGCCTTGCTCAAGTGTTGGTGCGCTTAATAAAGCTGCTGCTAAATATTTACCTGCAAACTGACCTTCGTAAGTTGTGGTAATTGATGTTGTTGTACTTAAATTAATGTTTTTCATTGTATAAATTTTTAAAAATTAAACTGCTGTTAATGTAATTGCACCTGCTGTTGCTCCTACTCCAGAAACATACCAATTAACGCCATCACTATTTAATTGAACAAAATCGCCAATTGTATCGGCACTTGCTGAAAAAGTAATTGTGTTTTCATCTGCACCCAAAACGTTAACTGAATTAACAATTACGCCACCTTGAATAACATTTGAAGCCGCTTTAATTGTCCAAGCTGTAGTTGCAAATAACGCTTGTACTGTAAAACGGAAATTTAAACCCGCTGAAGTTGCTACTGCTGGTAGTGTAATTTGCGCTCCTGCTGCTGCATTCAAAGAAAAAAGTTTTCCTGAATCCGCTGCGCTCAAAGTAATTGCTGAACTAATTACTTGTGTTTCTAATACTTGACGTAAATCGTCGTTTGATATTGATATTAAAGTTCCACTCATTTTTTTTTATTTTAAATTATTATTTACTTATTTTTTCTAATATTGAATCCATTATTGAACGTGGTCTTTTACTTGCGTATTGGAAGTGTTCAACTTCATTCGTGTTTTCAGGGTTAAATGAAATTGGCGTGATGTCTGAAAGTTCGGTTACTTCGTTTGTAACTTCGTCAACTTTAGACAACTTTTCTAATTGTGCTTTTAACTCTATATTTTCGTTTGTTAATTTTTCTATTTCTGCAAAGAACGTTTCTTTAACTACGCTTTCAATTGTCTTCTTTGCTGTTGGTGTTGCTTGTGCTTCAACTTCTTCTTCTACTTCTGGAGCTTCTTCTTCAACAACTTCTTCTTCAGTTGCAACTTCTTTTATTTCTAAAATAATTCCTTCAACTTCTACTACTAAAATACGTCCGTCTTCTAACTCATATTCTCCGATTGGAACTGGTATTTTTTGCTCGTCTTCAGTTACAATAAAAACTTCTTTGTCAGTTTCAAATGTATCGGCTTCAAAAATTGTTATTCCGTCCATTAACTTCATTGTTTCCAATTTTACTTCCATTCCTAAAAGTGTTTTGATTTGATTAATTACGCTTGTTTTCATATTTCGTGTTTTGTTTTAATTATTGTTGTTACCGTTTATTTTTAAAGAATTTTTCTAAAGGTTTTTTCGTAACCTATAAATTGTTGTTGTAGTTTAATTATTTCTTTTATTTCAGGTGAATTTGAAACGTCAATACCTAATTCTTTTGCTTTTGTTGTAAAAATTTTAATTTCTTCGTTTGCGTTACTTATTAATAAACTTTTAGTTGCGTCTAACCTACTTCTTAAACCACTTTTTACCATTTCAATTTTATCTAATTGTTTAGTTAATTCAACAAATGAATTTTTGTCAATTTCAATAACTTTTTTGCCTGTATCAATTAATCTTTTTAAATCATTAATAGTTCTTAACTCAACTTCGTGCTTTGCTAACTCCGTTTTGTCGGATAACCTATCGTAAACGTTTTGTAGTGTGTTCATATATGTATAATTTAATTGTTTATTATTTGTTGTATTTTCAAATTAGATTGCGCCTATTCCTTGTGCTTGTAAACTACCGTCACAACACTTTGCAGAGTACGTTTTTCCGTCTTTACATAGGCAACCACGTTGACCGCCTTTTGGACTTGTTTTCGCTTGTGCTACTTGTTTTGTTATTTTCTTACTCATCGTCCTTGTCTTGTATAAGTTTTAGTATAATTTTTACTTGACTTTAGTTTACTATTTCGTGTTTTTGCGTGTACTCCTGCACGTTTAACTTTCGGTTTTTTAAGATGTATTTTAGTGTTAATTTGCTTCGCCACTTGCTAAATTATTTTAATTGCGATAAAATCTTTTCTCCTGCAAGTTTAGATTGCTCTAATTCTTTCATATACTTTTCATTTAATTTAATTAAATCTTTAGCTTCAGAATAACCTTTTACACTTTTAGAATCTAATCCCAAACTTTTTGCTTGTGAATCAATTTGACTTAAAATTTTATTAAATTCTTGATTTTGAAAACCTAAAAGATTTTTAGCGCCGGGAACACTTTTAATATAAGATTGCATATTATCAATATCGTCTACAGCTGAATAAAGTTTATTCCAAGTAACTTTAATATTATCAATAAACCTACTTGCTTCGCTTACTGCATTTTTATTACTACCTACTAATTTTGTTAAATCATCAGTTAAAGCCAATTCTACTTTTTGACTTGCTAACTTTGCTTCTACCTTTGCAGTAATATCTGCAATAATTAATTCTTTAGTTGTTTTCATTTTCCGTTATTATTTGTTTTATTTTATCAATTAAAATTTCATCTTCGTTAATTAAACTCATTTCGTATTTGTCTGCAAAATATCCTTCAATAGAAAAACCTTTTATTTCGCCTAATTTAACTTTGTTCCAAATTTCATCGTTGTTTACTTTCATTGAAATAACCCAAGTTCCTTTTGGAAAATTAAAACCGTAGTTCGTGCTTTTGTCGTTTTTTCCTTCTGTAATCCAACTTTCGACAACCGACATCCCTTCTAACTTTTGTTTGTGTTCTAAAGTTGCGTTGTTCTGGTTGCTATTCATAAAAAATAACTCACTTGCTTTGCGTACCGTTTCTTCAGAAAAGTAAATATAGTATTCTTCGTTCTTGTCGTTCTTGCGGTAAATTTGTTTGTTAGGTATTAAAGCCGCACCCATTAATATACGCTTTTCAGCATCTACTTCTTTTAACTCTATTTCGTGTTTTTTTAGTGCTAAAAAGTCGCTTTCAATCGCTGGACTTTCAACAACTGATACTGCCGAAATTCCGCTTTCATCGTCTTTTTCGTCAATTATTAATTCAACTATTCTATACATAATATATTAATTTAATTATTGTTTGTTTGTTGTATTTTCTAACCGCCTAAAGTTGCATTTGCTAACCTGTTTCTATCTAACGCCTGTTGTGATGTTACTTGTCCCGAAACAACGTAAGCTTGTACAGGTTGTTGGTTTAAACTTGCTAATTGATTAACCCCACTTTGTCCAACTACGTTAAATTGTGGTGCTGACATATTAGGAGCGCCACCACCACCGCCAACATTATCTCCTGAAGGCGCACCACCACCGCCTAATGCTTTTAATCCTTTTGCAGTTGCCGCTATGTTTGCAGCTATTCCTATTCCTGTACTTACGTTATTTAATGCAATTTCTGCTGAAGCAAAAGCAAGTCCGCCAGGAATAGATGCGTATTTTAAAGTTGTTGCTGCGTTAGCCGCTTTTGATGAAATAATCATTTTAGCAATACCAATTGCACTTTCAGCTATTAATGCTGCTTTTTGTATTCCTTTTGATTTTTCAAATAAAGTTTTTATTAAATCAATGCCTTGCGATGCTACGTCTAAACTTTGTTGTTGTATAGCAATTTTAGCATCAGACACAGACTTTGCAGTTGCTATTTCTTTGTCGGCGGCTTCTTTGTCTAACGCTTCTTTGTCTTTATTATATTTATTTTTTAACGCTAAAAGTAGTGCTGCGTTTCCTTCAGCCGCTTCTTGTTCTATTTTATATTTATCGTAAAGTTTTTGTTGTGCGGTGTCGGTTAATTCTGCTAATAAATTTTCTTGTCTAAAAAATTCAGCATCCTTTTTTTCCTGTGCTGTTTTACGTGCTTCTTCAGCTTGTAAAATATATTTTTGTTCTATTGCTAATAAGTCCGCTTCCTGTCCTTCTTTGTTTAATTTTTGTAAAGTGTCGTAGTCTTTTTGTTTTAAACTTTTGTCTTTTAATTGCTTGTCTTGTTCTTCTTTTTTTCGTTTGTATGCAAGTAAAATAACCGCTTCTTCTTTTGCTTGTCCTTCGTCCATTAAACGAATATTCTCGTCTTCAATGTTTTTAGTTATGTCAATTAATTCTTTGCTTTGTTTCGTTTCAGTTTTTACTTTTTTCTCGTGGCTACTATGTCTTTCACCTGCTATTCTTACTTCGTTATCGCGTATTAATTGCGCTTTGTTTTCTAACGCTGCTGCTAAATCTTTTCCTTCTTTAATAGAATTTTCCATTGTAGCTTTTGTAAGTGCTTCTTGTTTTTTTATGACATCGTCACTTGCTCCAATATTTCTTAAATAAGCTAAAGTGTTTTTTTCTTTTACATACGAATTATGTGCGGTTGCTTTACTTGCTCGTTCTAATGCTATTTCTTCGTTTGCGTGTCGTATTGCTAACTTATGTAAAGCGTTTGCACTTGCACCAGAAGCTTCAGCCATTTTGTATTCGTGTCCGTTTTTAGTTTTTAGTGCTGTACTTGCTCGTTCATTTGATTTTATTTGTGTATTTAAAGCTGCAGTATTTTTTTTAATTGAAGCTTCGTGTTTTAGATTTGCGTTTGTTGAACCTGTAAAAAAACCTATTATGCTATCAAAGTTTGAAATCAATGCAACAAGTCCTGCAACAACTAAACCTATTCCTAAACTTGCAAAAGCTAAACGTAATAATTTCATCGCGCCTGTTGCTCCTGTTGTTGCTGCGGTTGTCGCTACAGTTGCAGTTCCTTGTGCTACGGTTGCTTGTGTGTCTGCTACTTTTGCAACTGTTGATTCTGCTGTTGCGGTTATACTTCCTGTTTGTACAAAATTATAAATGCCTTGAAATACTGAAGTTGCTTTTATTACCGCTCCAAGTTGTTTAAAAGCGTCTATACTTTCACCAACGGCTTGTGCGCCTGAAGCTATTGCCATTGCGCTTTGAACTTTTAGTAAAGCTTTTTCTACACTTTCGTTTTGTTTTCCGAACGCTCCTAATGCACCTGTAACAACTGAAAAACCACCTGCAACACCTGTTAACGCTCCTGTAACAGCTTTAAACTTTGCGTCTGGGTTAAAGGCATCTGTTAGTGCTTTTGCATCACCAATTTTGTCTTTTAAAAGTGCTGCTGACTTTGCCGCTTCAACTGCTTGTGCTGAAGTTGCGCCAAACTTTTCAGACAACGCCTGTACTTCAAGTTGTGCTTCTTTAAATTGTTGTTTTAACGTTCCTAAATTAGCGTTTACTTCTAATTCAATTACTTTTTTTTCAGCCATTATTATTTAGTTTTTTTTCTATTAACCTTTTGCGTTGTGCTTGTTTCCATTGTTCTTTTATGCTTGTAGTAAATTTATATTTACCTTTTGCGATGTCGATGTTTTCACTTTCTCCGTAAAAATCACTTAATAAAAGCATTTCAATTATTTTGTTTATCATACTTGGTTTATTATTATATAGTTTGTGTCCGTGTTTCCGTTAAGATAATCTGTGTCTAAAGTTATTGTAATTACTCTTGCAGCCGCTATTGGAACGGTTACGTCTAAATAACCTTCTGCTGTAAAAAGTACACTTGACAAAGTAACATCACCTGCGCTTTTTTGTACCCTTACTTGTGTTGCTCCGTTTGTAAATAAGATTGCAAAACGTAAAGTGTTTCCTGTTCCTGTTGGTGTGTTAACTAACTTAATTGGCTTTACTTGTGCAAAGTCACTAATTAAAGTAAAACTTACGTCACCTGTAGTTAAGTCGCTTTGCATTTCGTTTATCATATAACGTTTGTCTCTTATAATTAACCTATCGTTTAACTGAAGTTGTGTAAGTAAAGAAACAGGAAGTATTGTTTTAACTTTTACTAATCTGTTTTTTGGGTTGTATAAGTTAACTAAATAATCTCTGTAATATAAAGCGTAAATCGTGTTTGGGTTGTTTACTAAATAAAAACTTGATATTTCTTCACCAAAGTTTAACGTCAAAGGTATTAAACCTGTTTCAAAAAGTATGTTGCTATCTTGTCCAAATGGAACGTAGTTAGTTATATTAGCAAGTCCGTTCCAATGTATATGTCCGCTTGTTATGAATTCTTTTTGGTTCATATACAACAAAACAGGTTTCGGAATATACGGCGATAATTCTTTGTTTAGGCAATAACCTACTTGTAATTGATTACCAAAATTATTAAATAGTAAGTTCTCAAATGGACTTTCTATTTTGTATTCTCCACCGTCGTAATTAAAACCTATTTTCGTGTTTCCGTAGCCGTGAGCGTCTGCGTTTAATGGACTTTCTAAAAAGTATTTATTTAACATACATTCGCTATCTTGATATTTAAACTCAATAGACTTATAAAGTTTCATGCGTTCAATTTCAATGCTTGTGATGTCGGTGTATTCTGTTATGTCAACTACTGCGCCTTTAGAATACCAATATTGTATTGGGTCAAAAGTAAATACGTTCTTCGTGTTTGAGTAAACTGTTAAATTAAACTCTTTGCATATTCCTGTTATAAAATCACTAATTTTTAAGTCTGGAGCTAAACCTGCTAAATCAGTAAACGAAGTTGTTGTTGCCGTTGATACTGCTGTTCCTGTTTGTGTTGTTATTACTCCTGAATCAAAAACCGTTCTAAAATAAGTAAAATTTATTCCAATTGTTATTGCAGCGTAACTTCTTATTTTATATGTTATAACATCGTTTTGTTGTACACTTATTGAAGCACTTACACCTGTTGTTGTTCCGCCTACTGCGTGAGAAAATACACCATTGCGATATAAATCAATAAAATAATCTATTGGTGAACTTAACGAAGCAACTGTAAAAGTTAATTGATGTGCAACCGTGTTTGTGGTGTTTAATTCTATTCGTGTAAAACTATTTGTTGTTGTGTTAAACGCACTTGCTAAAGCACCACTTGAAGAAGTAAAATCTAATTCTACAGGGTTGTTTGTGTAGTGGTAACTTTCCTTGTTTTTGTAAAGTAAAAATGCTTTTTTAAATAAATCACTTTGTAAAAATAAACCGTTAAATGTTATTGAGTATTTACTTTCAATTAAATCAAATATACTTGCAACACGAACCGCAGGAAATAATTCTGTGTAAACTATTTCGCCATTAACGTGGTTTATATTGTTATCGTTGTTTGTAGGGTATTCATACCAATTAGGTACGTTTGCAGTAGGCAAAGGATAACTTGAATTAAACTGCCAAACTCTATTTGAACTTATTAACGGGTAACGAACGTTGTAATCGGTTACTGTACTGTCTATTGTTACTCTATTGTAAACTTCTTGGTTTGTGTAGTTGTGGTCTAACGTTGAGTAATTTAATTGACTTAATTTGTCTTCGTTAAAGAAGTCTTTTAAACTTACACCTGCTCCGTAAAATGTTACTGAATAACTATCAGGTTGTCCGTTTTTTAGGTTCGTCTTTTCGAGCTGAATTTTACCACGTCTAAATAAAATTGTGTCAATTTCTATATATGCGTTGTATCGGTTTTGATAGTCAATAGTTGCGTCAACATCGTTTTGGTAAAAGTGTTGAAATATTGCGTTGTTTGTAGGTGAACAAGGAATCGTAAAACCTTGTGAATAGTCTGTAAATATTTTACTTATGTCTGAAATATTTTGTATGGTCGAACTTACGGTTATCTTTTCATCGTTAAATAATTCTAAACGTGAAAATTCTAACTCCGTTTGTGCTAAAGCTGTTTCTATAAATATTGCTACTTGCCTTTTCATCAGATAACTGAATTAATAACATCGTATGTAAACTCAAAGTCTAAACTATAATTAATTTGGTTCGTGTTTATATGCTTAAACAACTCTGTGCTTTTAGTATTAATCTTTGCAGGTTTGTTGTCTATTAAAATTCGTTCGCTTAACATTATTTGTTTTAAAACTTCTTTCCAAGTTTCAGCTACCCAACCTGTATTTACTTTAATACTTTTTTTGCCGTTAGCGTTAAATACTTTTCTTTGTCCTTCTAAAGTGTTGTAGTTAAAACTATCTGTTTGCAATAAATTGTATTCCGTGTTTTCAACGCTAAAGGTGTCGTTACTTGCTTTAAAAAAGAACTCACGTTGCCAAGCTCCATACTTGTTTACAAAGTCAATTATAACAGGTGTATATTTACATTCTTCAAGTGGGTAAAAATACCAAGTCGCCTGAACTGCTGAAGCTCCGTTTAAAATTTCTACTTTGTTTCCTTCGTTTACGTTTGCGGTTCGAACTCGTGGTATGTCAAATGTTGAACTTGCTACCGCTAAAGTTGTTACTACTGCTGTACTTAAATTTGTGTAACGTGCTGTAAAACTTGCGCCTGTTGTTACTCTTATTTTTCCTGCGTCACTTGTCGGGTTGTAGTAATAATTTCCTGCATCTAAACCGTAGTTTCCTAAATCAAAGTTATAACCGCTTTCGTAATATGTACTTCCGTCAAATGCTATGTAATCTAATTGTGGGTCTGTTGCTGTTGCAGAATAAGTTGAACCTACTAACTTATAGCGTTTTACCCTTACGTTTACACGTTCTGTTGTCGGGTTTGTTACCGCAGCATTTCCACCTGCTGAACAACTTGCAAAACGTATGTATTCACGTATGTATGGTGATATATCGTAAAGTGTTTCAACGTTGTTTGAAGCTGGTATTAATTTACTTAAAGTGTATTGCGGACTTGCTGAAAAAGTTGTTGCGCTTAAAAACAACTCTACTTTAGAACCGTTTTGTCCTGTTTCTGCAATCCTAATTAAATACGGTGAACGTGCAAATATATTAGCCATTATTTCTTTTCGTTTTTAAATTGTGTGTCTTTAAATAAATTCATTGCGTCTAAACCAAACTTTTCGATTAACTCATTTGGCAATCTTTTAAATGCAGCTTCAAATGGTTTTGTAAAAAACAAACTTGGTTTTATACCTTGATGGTAAACTGTATCTCTAACTGCATACGGATTAAGTCCTTTACTTGCGCTCCATTGCATAAAATGTTTAACGCTTGGCTTTTTACCTATCTTAAATTTAAACTCACTTTGTGGCGCGTTTTGTTTCCACATTTTACCTTTGTTATTCGTGCTTTTAAACTTGCTTGTTGTTGCACGAACTCCACCAACTCCTTTAACTCCTTTGTCTTGAAATTGTCCGTACAAATTCATTTCAAAGTCTATAGACAAACTATTAGGCATTGCCTTAACGTTACCTTTTAAACTTTGCCAAAGTCCTTTTGTGTGGTTCTTTTTTAAGGTAGTTAAATTCTTTCGTGCTTCTTTAATTACCGACTTTGAAAACCTATCTAATTCTTTTTGTACTTCGCTTTGTTTCATCTTAACAAATTGTCATTTCGTTCGGTGTTACTACGTCAAAAGTCATCGTCCAACCTGCCATGTAATTTTCAAAACGTTCTGTAAATGGTTCTAAATTTGCCGTGCCTTCAACCATATACAAGTCGTATGCTAAACTTCCGTGTTTTATTATTTCGTATGCTCTATTTAATACTGCGTGTTGTGTATTCAGTACGTCTATTTCGTTGTCGTTACCTAAAAAAATATTTGTTGTTGCGCTCTTGGACAAGTCTACTATGTCCATTGCTATTAAACTAATGTTCCAAGTTACTGTACGTTCGTCTAACGTGCAGTTATTAACCATTATATGAACTAAAGGAAATATTGTTTGTTTACTTAAATCTACTTTAAAAATGTCTCCTTGTGTTACCGTGTTTACAATAACGTCTGCGTCAAAGTGTGTTTTAAGTTTGTCTAATAATTCAAAGTAACCTGTCATTTTTTATACATTTTATTTAATTGGCGTTGTTCAATTTCTTGCTTTTGCTTTTCGAAGGTAAGATAGGTGAGACATTGAGTAAGTCGATATCCGGTGACTGTGTCAAATCTTGTAACGTCTCCTTGAGCGAGTGCGTAAATTGATTGATACCAACCCCATTGTTTTCCAAATTG